GCAGGAAATACAGGAGTACATGAAGTGTATGAAAGATCCTGTATATTTTGCTAAGAAGTATGTTAAGATTATATCTTTAGATGAAGGATTAGTACCATTTAATCTATATCCTTATCAAAAGAAAATGTTTAAACACTTTAATAATAATAGATTTAGTATAGTGTTAGCATGTAGACAGAGTGGTAAAAGCATATCTAGTGTGGTTTATATACTCTGGTATGCAGTATTTCACCCTGAAAAAACTATAGCTATACTTGCGAACAAAGGTGCGGTAGCTAGAGAAATGTTAGCACGTATAACATTGGCTCTAGAAAACTTACCTTTCTTTTTACAGCCAGGAACTAAGGCATTAAATAAAGGTTCATTAGAGTTTAGTAATAATTCTAAGATATTAGCAGCAGCAACCTCTGGAAGTTCTATAAGGGGTTTATCTATTAATTTATTATTTTTAGATGAGTTTGCTTTTATTGATAATGATGCACAATTTTATACATCAACATATCCGGTGGTGTCAGCAGGTAAAGATACACAGATTATAATATGTTCAACTGCAAACGGAATAGGTAATGTATACCATAAACTATGGGAAGGTGCAGTACAAGGAACAAATGATTATAAGCCTTTTAGAATAGATTGGTGGGATGTACCAGGAAGAAATAAGAAATGGCAAAAAGAAACTATTTCAAATACTTCTGAATTGCAATTTGAACAAGAATTTGGTAATACTTTTCACGGAAGAGGTAATACATTAATTGATGCTAATTATCTGCTTTCACAAAAAAGTCAAGAACCAGAACTAATAAAAGAAAATGCTTGGATATACGAACAGGCATTAGAAGGTCATGAGTATATAATGACCGTGGATGTTGCAAAGGGAAGAGGACAAGATTATAGTACATTTACTATTATAGATGTAAGTGTAGAACCTTTTAAACAAGTAGCTACTTTTAGAGATAATAATTTATCTCCTATGCTATTTCCTGATGTTATATACAAATATGCTAAGAGTTATAATGATGCATACGTCATTGTAGAATCTAATGACCAAGGCGCAGTAGTTTGTAATGGATTATATTATGATTTAGAATATGAAAATATATTTGTAGAATCATCTGTGAAAGCAAATGCTATTGGTGCTACAATGACTAGACGGGTAAAACGTATTGGATGTTCTACAATAAAAGATTTAATAGAACAGAAAAAACTAGAAATCGTGGATGCTAATACTATAATAGAAATGAGTACATTTGTTTCTAAGGGTAATTCTTTTATGGCTATAGCACCTAACCATGATGACTTAATGATGAATTTAGTTTTATTTGCTTGGTTTACTACAACCGATATATTTAGATCATTAACCGATATTGATATGAAAGATATGTTATATAGGGAAAGATTAGCAGCAATACAAGATGATATGCTTCCTGTTGGTTTCTTAGGTGAGAAATCTGAAGAGCATAAATATACTAAAGACAAAGATGGAAACGTATGGTTCGAGGACGATACAAAATTTATAAACTGGTAATATGAAATTTAAAGACTACATAGATCCTAAGCCGACAATCGAATACGAGGATGATCTCGCGGAGAAGGTAGTATTTGAAAAAGACCCTTCCAAGCTACATTGTATTGTTCTTGGGTTAGGTGATGAAGAAGGAACATTCGCTGATATAGTTGGTAAGATAACTAAAAAGCGTGGAATGAAATTTACATTAATAAATGTAGAAGAAGCTTATATATCAAACGCAGATGTAGATTTAGGTTCTGTTGTTTTTCAAAATTATGATGGTGAAGATAGCGAAGTAGAAATATCTAAAGAAAATTCAATTGTATTCGTAAGAGCCGGAGCTATACAAACTTTAGTATCACAGTCTCTGGTATCAACATTAGGTACATACGGTTTCTTTATGGTTAACGATTTAGAATCTATGATGTTATGTGATAACAAAATGTCAAACGTAATTGCTCTAGATCGTAATAATATACCTACACCTAAATCATCTGTTATAACAAATGTTAAATCAATAGAAAGCGCACATAAAAAGATTGGTGGTAAATTTCCAGTAGTTATTAAAACATTAACTGGTACACAAGGTGTTGGTGTTTCTATAGCAGAGAGTAAACAATCATTAGTTTCTGTTTGTCAATCCTTATGGAAATATGAAGCACAGTTATTAATCCAGGAATATTTACCTTTAGAATCAGATATAAGAACATTGGTTGTAAATGGTAGAATATTAGGAGCAGCAGAAAGAGTTAAACAAGATGATAAAGAGTTTAGAAACAATGTCCACTTAGGTGCAAAAACTAGGCCATATAAACTATCGGATGAAGAAAAAGAGCTCGTTAAACAGTCCGCACGTGCGACTGGCGCACTATATTGCGGTGTTGATCATTGTAAAGTTGGAAAAGATTATTATATATTAGAGATAAATGGTTCACCTGGTATTCGTTCACACTTTAATGGTTATGATTTAGAAGATGGTAAATCTATAGGAAAAATTAACGATCAGCAGGTATTGGCTAATATAATAGATCATTTTATACACGAATTACATAGGAAACCACTATTTAGAACAGAGTGTGGTTATATAGAAAGAATAACAATCGAAGGGTTAGATCATCCAATACGGGGTAAGTTTGACACTGGAAATGGTACAAATGCTAGTATGCTACATGTAGATAAACTAGAAATAGAAGGCGATACAGCTATATGGGAAAAGAATGGTAATAAATTTAAATCCGAAATAGTAGATGTATCAATAGCTAGAAGATTACCAACAGTCCAGGAAAAAAGACCAGTTATAGAAATAACTGTTAATTTTAATAATAAATCATACCCAAATACAAGGGTTGGTTTAACTACAACTGATTCTGCTTCGGAAATGTTATTAAATAGAGATTTAATGACTACATTTAAAGTTGCAGTTAACCCAAACAGGAGATTTATTCTATCTGATCACGTCGGTAAAGAAGATAGAACCGACACTTAGAATTTCGATAAGTATAAATAAACATATTGAATATAACCGTATTATGAGACATATTAACTAACTCAAAAAGAGGATAAAGCGATGGCATTTCAAGTATCACCAGGCGTTGAGGTCAAAGAGATCGACGCAACTAGCGTGATTCCAGCAGTATCTACCAGTATTGGCGGATTTGCAGGATCATTTAACTGGGGTCCGGTTGCTGAAATTAAAACAGTAGGTTCTGAATCAGAACTAGCTGAACATTTCGGTACGCCAGATGACAGTACAGCTAAGTATTTTCTTACAGCCGCGGCATTCTTAAAGTATGGCAACGCGCTGAAGGTTGTTAGGGTATTATCAGGGCATGACAATGCTACTGGTGATGGTTCCGGACAACTGATTAAGAATAAAGAAGATTATGATAATAACTATGCTAACGGCTCCCTATCAAAGGGAGATTGGGTTGCTAAATATCCAGGAGTTCTAGGAAACAGCTTAAAAGTTTCTGTTATATCGCAAGGTATATCAAACTTTAGTGCTTGGACCTATGCAGGATCTTTCGATTCAGCACCAGGAACATCTGACTATGCAATCTCAATTGGTAAATCGGGCGCAAACGACGAATTACACGTAGCAGTTATTGATGAAGATGGTTTACTAACAGGTACTGCAGGTACAGTGTTAGAAACTTTCGCATACGTTTCCCAAGGTTCTGATGCTAAGAAGAGTGACGGTACTACTAACTATTACAAAGACGTTATTAATAATAACTCTAAGTATATTTGGTGGACAGATCATAACTCTAACTTAGGAGAAGCAGGCTCACTTATTTCAGGTGTAGCAGGGGGAGACTTTACAGTACACACATCAGCAATGGAAGCTTCATTAGCTGGTGGATCAGACGATAATGCACCAACAGCAGGCGAAATCGCAATAGGTTACGACTTATTCGAAGACGCTGAAACAGTTGATGTTAACTTATTGTTTGCATGTCCAGATGCTAACGGCGCAGAGACAATCGCAGAAGACTTAATCTCTATTGCAACAGCAAGAAAAGATTGTATGGCTTTTGTATCTCCACCGATAGAGGACACAGTAGGAAGTTCAGCTCCAGCAACAGACGTTATGGCGTTTGCAAACGGACTAACTTCTTCATCTTACGCATCTTGCGATAGTTCAGCATTATACGTATACGACAAATATAACGACGTATATAGATATATTGGTGCAGCAGGACACGTAGCAGGTTTATGTGCTAATGCTTCAAACGTAGCAGATGCATGGTTCTCACCAGCTGGTGTAAACCGTGGACAGCTATTAGGAGTAACTAAATTAGCATACAATCCTAACAAAGCAGATAGAGATACATTGTACAAAGGAAGAGTAAATCCATTGGTTTCTTTCCCAGGACAAGGTATGATGTTATTTGGAGATAAAACTCTACTTAGCAAACCATCTGCATTCGATAGGATTAACGTTCGTAGATTGTTCATAGCACTAGAGAAAGCAATTTCAACAGCTGCTAAGGCACAATTATTTGAATTCAATGATGAGTTCACAAGAGCGAATTTCCGCAATATGGTGGAACCGTTCTTAAGAGACGTTAAAGGAAGACGTGGGGTTACAGATTTCCAAGTAATATGTGACACTACTAACAATACAGGCGCAGTTATAGATGGAAATAGATTCGTTGCTGATATATTTATCAAGCCAGCTAGATCTATTAACTTCATTACACTGAACTTCATAGCAACAAGAACAGGCGTCGATTTCTCAGAAATCGCCGGCTCATAGGGGGAATAAATCATGGCAATATTAGGCGTAGACGATTTTAAATCTAAGCTCGTAGGCGGTGGTGCTCGTTCTAACTTATTTAAAGTTACAATGAACTTCCCAGGCTATGCAAATGGTGATGTAGAACTTACATCATTTATGTGTAAAACTGCTCAATTCCCTGCATCAATTGTAGCACCAATCATGGTACCATTCAGAGGAAGACAACTTCAGATAGCTGGAGATAGAACTTTTGAACCATGGACAGTGACTATTATTAATGATGTTGGTTTTGAGGTACGAAATGCTTTTGAAGCATGGAGTAACGGTATTAACAGTCACAATGCTAATACAGGATTAAGTAATCCAACCGATTATCAAGCAGATGCTATTATAGAGCAACTTGATAAAGAAGGTAATACTACTAAAACTTATGACTTTAGAGGGCTTTGGCCATCTAACATAGGTGCGATTGACGTTTCATATGAAACTGAAAACGCAATTCAGGAGTTTACTGTTGAATTACAAGTTCAGTATTGGGAAAGTACTGGAACCACTTCCTAAATAGGTTTATAAATATATTAGAAGAGAGGGATTAATTTCCCTCTCCGATGATATAGAGAGAAATATAGTATGGCAGAATTTTTCGGATTCGAAATAAATAGAAAAGGAAAGGACAAAGAAGTTCCTAAAGTTTCCTTTGTACCAAATACAGACGAGGACGGCGCTGGTGTTATTACTAGTGGTGGTCATTTCGGTGCGTATTTGGATATGGATGGCGATAAAGCAAAGAATGAAGTAGATCTTATAATGAAATATCGAGACGTTGCAGCTCAACCAGAAGCTGATGCAGCGATAGAAGATATTATTAATGAATCAATTGTTGGAGATCATAACGATGTTCCAGTAGATATTGTTTTAGATAAGGTCGAAGCTTCAGATAAGATTAAAAAATTAATCAAAGGAGAGTTTGATAATATATTAGAAATGCTTAACTTTAATAGTTACGCTCATGATATATTCAAACGTTGGTATGTAGATGGTAGATTACCATATCATATTATAGTTGATGATGCGAATCAAAAGTTAGGTATTAAAGAACTTAGATATATCGATCCAACTAAATTAAGAAAAGTAAAAGAGATAGAAGAAGAGGAAGATCCTAAAACAGGAGCTAAACTTATTAAGTCTCAAAAAGAGTTTTTTATATTCCAAGACAATGCTCTAGGAAAATATAATCAAGGACTAAAAATCAATCCAGACGCTATAGCATATGCGACTTCTGGAATGTTAGATAGTTCTAGGAAAAGAATTTTATCATACTTACATAAGGCTATTAAACCAGTCAATCAGTTAAGAATGATGGAAGATTCGTTGGTCATATACAGAATATCGCGTGCCCCAGAACGTAGGATATTTTATATTGATGTTGGTAACTTACCTAAGGGTAAAGCTGAAGAATACCTAAGAGGTATTATGAATCAATATAGAAACAAATTGGTATATGATGCAAAGACTGGTGATATCAAAGACGACAAAAAGCATATGAGTATGCTCGAGGACTTCTTCCTGCCGCGTAGGGAAGGCGGGAGGGGGACCGAGATCACCACGCTACCAGGCGGCGAGAATTTAGGTCAAATAGATGATATTATATATTTCCAAAAGAAATTATATAAAGCTCTTAACGTACCTATGAATCGATTAGAACAAGAAGCTCAATTTTCTTTAGGAAGATCTTCCGAGATTACTAGAGATGAGGTTAAGTTTAAAAAGTTTATTGACCGATTAAGAAAAAGATTTTCAGATCTCTTTATACAGTTATTGAAAACACAATTACTTTTAAAGGGTATTATGACAAAAGAAGATTGGGCAGAATGGAAGGAATCCATTTCGTTTGATTATATTGAAGATAACTATTTCAGTGAATTAAAAGAAGCTGAAATGTATAGAGAAAGATTTGAAATGTTAAGTTCATTAGATGAGTTTATGGGTACTTTCATATCAAAAGAGTGGGTTCAGAAGAATATTCTACGCTTTAACGATGATGATATTGAAACTATGCAAAAACAAATTGATGACGAAGAGAAAGGTGGAGAGCTAGATATGCCGGATCCAGATGATCCAAGGTTTGGCTAAGAACTTTTTATGTATAAATATATAACACAGGATAAATAATGGAAATCGCAGATATTATAAAGAAAGTGGAAGCAGGCGACAATGTAAATGCTGGTAAAGCATTTGATACTGTTATGGGTCAAAAGCTAAAAGATGCTCTTGACGCTAAAAAAATAGAACTTGCTACTAGTATGGTTGATCGTAAGGTTAACCCAGATGCAGAGCAAGAATAATTACGGAGAATAACTCATGAAGTTAATTTCAGAGTATAACGATAGTAATATAACAAATTACATTACCGAAGATAAAAAAGGTAATAAATCACACGTCATTGAGGGCGTGTTTATGCAGGCCGATAAGAAAAATCGAAACGGTCGTGTATATGAAAAAAAGATTCTAGAGTCAGCTGTTAACAAATATGTTAAAGAGCAGGTGACAACTGGTAGGGCAGTTGGTGAGTTAAATCACCCAGAAGGTCCTACTATCAACCTAGATAAAGTTTCTCACAAAATTACTGAACTTAAATGGGAAGGTAATAATGTGGTAGGAAAGGCATCAATTTTAAAAACACCTATGGGGCAGATCGTTGAAGGTCTACTTGAAGGTGGAGTTAAGCTTGGTGTATCAAGTCGTGGTATGGGAAGCCTTGTGCAAAAGAATGGCGCTAGTTACGTGAATGGTGACTTTATGTTATCAACAGTAGATATAGTCCAAGATCCATCAGCCCCGGAGGCATTTGTCAACGGGATTATGGAAGGTAAAGACTGGATATGGGATAACGGCATATTAGTAGCACAGGACATTGAATTAATTGAGACTGAAATAAAAACAGCCAGGTCTATTTCTTCTTCGGAAGTTGAGATCAGAGCCTTTAAGAATTTCCTCTCGAAACTTGTAAATAAATAATCCGAGGAGGATAACGACATGTCAGAAGACGTAAAAAACGCCGAAGACGTATCAATTGACGAGCAAGCTTCTATTGAAAGCGAAGAGCAACTAGATGAAACACAAGTAATCGAAGACGTTCAAGCTGAAGAGGAAGTTGTTGAAGAAGCACAAGAAGAGGTTTCAGAAGAAACTTCTGAAGAATTAGAAGAAGCTAAAGCTAAAAAAGAGGATGATCTTGAAGAAGATGCTCCTAAGGCTATAGCAACTCCTAAAACTAAAGCTGGTGTTATTCAAGCAGCTGTTGATATGCTTAAAGGTGTCAAAAAAGAAGACGCACAAAAACTATTTGCGAAAATGGCAGCGATCTCTGATGACAAAGATCTAGACGAATCAGAAGATGATGGTTCAGTAGCGAAAGCTATTGCAGCAGCACCTTCTAAAAAGAATGAATTAAAAGCTAAAGCGAAAGTAGAAGCTATTGATTTTGACGAAGATCTAGACACAATCATCAAAGAGGAAGCTACGCTTTCAGATGGATTCCGTGAAAAAGCAAGCACTATTGTAGAGGCAGTACTAACAAGTAAATTAGCCGAATCAGTAGAGCGTTTAGAAGCAGAATACGTGCAAAACCTAGAAGAAGAGGTTTCTGAAATTCAAAATTCATTAGTAGAGAAAGTAGATTCATACTTGAACTACGTTGTTGAAAATTGGATGAAAGAAAATGAAGTTGCAGTAAGCACAGGACTTAGAACTGAAATTGCTGAAGACTTTATGGCTTCTTTACAGTCAGTGTTCAAGGAACATTACATTGAGATCCCAGAAGGTAAAGAAAACTTGTTAGATGAATTATCTGACCAAGTAGCTGAACTAGAAGAATCTCTAAACAAAACCACAGAAGATAACATCAAACTACACGAAGCTAATAACGTTCACGTTAAAGCTGACATAGTGAGAGAAGCATCTTCAGGGCTTGCAGAAACAGATGCTGAGAAATTAGCTAAGTTAGTGGAAGATGTTGAATTTGATAACAAAGAAACTTTCGAACAGAAGGTATCTACTATCAAAGATTCATATTTCAAAGGCGAAGTTACTGAATCAGTTGATGAAGTAAATAGCATGGCAGGAGAAGATACAGCGGAAGTTGTTGAAGTCTCAGAAGCTATGTCTAGATACACTCAGGCTATAACTAAATTTAATAAATAATCTTAAGGGGAAAAACTATAATGTTTAACGCAGATTCACAATTAATGGAAAAATGGAGCCCAGTATTAGAACATGCAGGCGCACCTGAAATCCAAGACAGATATAAAAAAGCTGTCACAGCAAGGCTTCTTGAAAACCAAGAAATTGCACTACGTGAAGAACAAGCCCAGGCACAAGGTAACTTTATTTCAGAAGCAGCAGCAGCTAATAACATTGGCACTGGCTCAGCTCCTAATAATATTGGTACTTTCGACCCTGTTCTTATCTCTTTAGTTCGTAGAGCTATGCCTAACCTCATCGCATATGACATCGCTGGCGTTCAGCCAATGACTGGACCAACTGGTCTTATCTTTGCAATGAAATCAAAATACAGTACACAAAGTGGTACAGAAGCATTCTTTAATGAAGCTGATACTGACTTTTCTGGTGCTGGTACTCATCAAGCTAATCCAACAGGTTTGGACGGCGTTGTTGATGCAGACACAGATGGATCTATCGCAGATACAGCTGACACTGTTTCCACATTCGGTTCTGGTATTGCCACAGCCGCTGCGGAAAGATTAGGTGTTGGTGAGTCAGGCGACGGCGCTTTCGGTGAAATGGCTTTCACAATCGAGAAAGCTACTGTAACTGCTAAGTCAAGAGCTTTAAAAGCTGAGTACACAATGGAACTAGCACAAGATCTTAAAGCTATCCACGGTTTGGATGCAGAAGGCGAATTAGCTAACATCTTATCAGCTGAAATCCTAGCGGAAATCAACAGAGAAGTAGTTAGATCAGTTCTTAAAACTGCTAAAATCGGTGCTTTACAATCTTCAACAGCCGTATCCGGTATCTTTGACGTCAACACTGACTCAGATGGTAGATGGATGGTTGAGAGATTCAAAGGTCTTATCATGCAACTAGAAAGAGAAGCAAACGTAATTGCTAAAGAAACAAGACGTGGCAAAGGTAACTTTGTACTTTGTTCTTCAGACGTAGCTTCAGCTCTAGCAGCTGCTGGAATGTTAGACTATACTCCTGCATTAAGTGCAAACTTAAACGTTGATGATACTGGTAATACATTTGCTGGTGTTCTTAATGGCAGAATGAAAGTTTATATAGATCCATATGCGACTGTAGACTTTGCATGTGTTGGTTACAGAGGTTCAAACCCGTATGACGCTGGTATATTCTACTGCCCATACGTTCCTTTGACTATGGTCAAAGCAGTTGGTGAGAATGACTTCCAACCTAGAATGGGATTCAAAACAAGGTACGGCATGATTGCTAACCCTTACGTAGCTATTGACGGAACTATCGGTGCAGATAGATCTAACCAATACTTCAGAATCTTCAGAATCGACGACATAATGGTGTAAATCATTAGTTAATTCTAATTCGATTAAAGGGGTGCTTCGGCACCTCTTTTTTTGTATACTAACTTTTTAATTCATATAAATAATAGTATGGCTTTAACAACAAATAAAAACTTTCTAAGCCCTGTCGGGTTTGGTTTTAAAATAGATACAACCGAATTTCCTAATTTGGAATACTTCTGTACTGCTGTTAATCTTCCTGGTGTTACTACTGGAGATACAGCTGTACCATATAGAGGTGTTAACCTTGCAATGAGCGGAGATAGAATGGGATTCGAAGATCTTTCTATTCGATTCAATATAACCGAAAATATGGAAAACTATATTGAAACATTTAATTGGATGCATAACCTAATACAAAAGAAAGATGCAGATAAAAATTATAAAAATGATGCTACGTTGTTAATCTATAGCTCACATAATAACGTTAACCAAGAAATTAAATTCTATGATGTATTTCCTATACAGCTAAGTTCAGTAGAATTTAATGCACAAGGAACAGAAATAGAATATCTACAAGCAGATTTAGTTCTTAAATATACTTCGTTCGAATTTGCTTCTATACAAGGAACAACGCAAACCCCACCTAACACTGGTGGTGGACAGAGCGGCGGTGGTGGCGGCGGCTACTAATTAAATAAAGGGTTTACTTTTTAGGTAAACTGTGGTATAATAGACAATATGAATAATCTTGAAGCAATCTTAGAAATGTGGAAAAAAGATAGTGACATCGATGAAATGAATCTCGATGAATCATCCCGAGCCACAGCAAAATTACATTCCAAATACCTAGAACTATATACGGTTAATAAACTAAAACTAAAGAAATTAGATCTTGAGTTAAAAGTTATATTAAGAGATAAGTTCAATCATTACAACGGTAAACTATCCCAAGAAGAAATGGATTCTAAAGGATGGGATTACGATCCGTTAAATGGATTAACTGTATTGAAAGGCGATATGGACAAATATTATGACGCAGATCCAGTCATACAAGAACACCAAAGTAAAATGATATATACCGAAGAAATGGTAGCTGCATTAAAAGAAATACTAGAAAGCATTAAATGGAGACATCAGACAGTTAAGAATATGATCGAATGGAGAAAGTTCACTAGTGGTATATAAGTTCCACCAACACAAATTCGATAACATGAATAGATATTATGATGTTATCCGTGAAGCTATGAATCAATTAGGACATAGTGAAGTAGTAGAAGAATCACCAGCTGATATACATTTTTATAATCATATAGTGAATGATGAAAAAAGCGATAATATGATTATTGTAAAACCCACAGCCCCTACAGCCAAGCATTTTGCTTTAGATAAACATGGTTATGCTAATACCTCTGAAATGGCATACGAAGATCCTTACGTATATGAATATATGTATTCCCATTTAAATCCGAAAAATGATATGGATTGGAGTAAGATAGATAACCTTATTGCTAATAAAAGTAATAAATGGGATGATTCTATTTTACTGAAATGGAGATCATCTAAAATATTTAAAAACCATATCCTTATAATAGGACAACAGCCCCATGACGAAACTGTAAATGGCTTTGGATTTGGGGATCACTGGAAAAAGCTATGCATGATTGTAGAATACCTAAGCAATACTGAATACAAAGATAAATTAATAGTTAAATTACACCCTGCATTTAAAGCAGAAAAATTAGCTAAGCGTACACATTACCAGATAGATGAATGGAAAGAATCTGGTATAGATGTTCGAACTGGATATACAAGTATTCACGATTTCTTACCTTATACGGATTGTGCTATAATAGATAATAGTACTGCAGGAATAGAATGTTTAATGCATGAAGTTCCTATTATATCATATGGATGGCCGGAATATCATTGGGTCACACAACAATTACAAACATTACCACAGTTAAAAACCTTATTAAAAGAACCAGCAAGATGGCATGATAAAAGAAGAGCTAAACAGTTTATATATTGGTACATAAATGATTATCTTTGTACAGATATAGATAGTACTGTAAATAGATTAAAAGAACTTATATAATGGATCAACTGATTATCACGAAGAAGAATGAAACCTTCTTATTCATAGAAACTGACCCCGGAATAGAAATGGAACTAACAGAACATTTCTGTTTCTTTGTGCCTGGTTATAAGTTTATGCCAGCATATAGAAACAAATACTGGGATGGAAAAATACGCCTATTTGATACACGTAAAAAAACTTTATATGTTGGTTTATATAAGTATCTAAAACAATTTGCAGCAGAGCGCGGATACGAAGTCCTAACCAATGATTCTGCACAGTATGGCAGCGTAGAGCCAGAGAAACTACCATTAGATTTTGGACGTGCACCGATACTAACTGCTAGTCAAGTACCTATTACCCCAAGAGATTATCAATTAGATGCATTAGAACATGCATTACAAAACGAAAAAAGTTTATTATTATCACCCACTGCTTCTGGTAAATCTCTTATCATATATCTTGCCATGCGATGGTATATAGAAAATGATCCTAGTATGAAAATATTAATTGTTGTTCCTACTATATCTTTGGTTGAACAAATGTATTCAGACTTTGATGATTATAGTTCTACTGACGAATGGTTCCATGCAGATGAATGGTGTAGAAAAATACATGGTGGAACAGAGAAAGGGAATATATTTGAAAGATGTGTTATATCAACCTGGCAATCTATATACAAAAAACCAGCTACGTGGTTCCAACATTTCGGTATGGTTATTGGTGACGAAGCACATCAGTTTAAAGCTAAATCATTAACTGCTATAATGGAAAAATGTACTGAAGCAAAATATAGAATGGGTACTACAGGTACATTAGATGGAACACAAACGCATCAATTAGTCTTAGAAGGATTATTTGGTCCAGTACATAAAGTCACAACTACTAAGGATCTTATTGATTCGAATCAATTAGCTAAATTAGATATTAAAATGTTATTATTAAAATATAAAGAAGAACATTGTAAAGAAATATCTAAATTAAAATACCAGGATGAAATAGATTTTATTGTAAGGTATACACCAAGGAATAATTTTATATCTAATCTCGCTTTAGACCAAGATGGAAATACATTAGTCCTGTTTAATTACGTTGAAAAGCATGGTAAACCCTTACATAACATATTAAATGAAAAGTTAAAAGGAAAGAAAAGAAGGTTATTTTATGTCTCGGGCGAGACGGACGTGGACACCCGCGAGAGCGTAAGATCAATAACAGAGAAAGAAAATGATGCTATAATCGTTGCTTCTCTTGGCACCTTTTCTACAGGTATAAATATTAGAAACCTACATAACATTATCTTTGCTTCACCCAGCAAATCGCAAATAAGAGTGTTACAAAGTATTGGTAGAGGTTTAAGAAAAAGTGATAGAGATACCCAGGTATTTGATATAGCAGATGATCTACATTGGAAGACTAAAAAGAATTACACTCTTAACCACGCGGCCGAAAGAATTAAAATATATTCAAAAGAAAAGTTTGATTATGAATTATTTGAGATAAATATATAATATGGAAGATTTAAATATAAGACATTTTAAACTAACTAATGGTGAAGATATTGTTGCAGCTGTATCTGTTAAGAATGATGATAGCTGGTTATTAGAAAGACCAGTTCTTGTTAATCCTAACTTACTTGGTGGATACCAATTCACCCCGTGGTTTCCATTTTCTAAAACAAAAGTTTTTAAAGTATTATTTGCAAACATAATTAATAGCACTGGTATAGATCCAGATGTAAAAGAATCTTATTTGCAATATGTTTTAGAGTATAAAAAACAAATGGCGAAGATCGAAGACAATGAAAAGATCTTTGAAGAAATGGAATCCGAAGTCGACAAACGCTTAGGTGATTTGTATGCAGAGGGTAATTTGTTTAATAAGAAGAAGAGAACAATTCATTAGTGTACCTCTTCCCTCGAAAGGACTCTATTATTATATCATACTTTTTTTAATTTGTAAACCCCTAAATCAAAATAAATTAGGGATTTACTTTTCATTAAAACTATGGTATAATAGTACATTAATGCTTAAATTATGGAGATAAACAATGGCAGCAAAGAAGAATAAAGCTCATTATATTAATAATAAAGAGTTTTCATTAGCAGTTGTAGAATATGTAAAAAGTGCAACAGCAGCAAAAGAAAAAAATAAAACGGTCCCAGTCGTTACAGATTACATTGCAAGATGTTTTATTAAGATCGCAGAAGGGCTTTCACATAGACCAAATTTTGTAAGGTATACCTATAGAGAAGAAATGGTTATGGATGCAGTAGAAAACTGTCTAAGAGCTATAAACAATTATAATATTGATACAGCTACAAGGACAGGAAATCCAAATGCATTTTCTTATTTTACCCAAATATGTTTCTACGCTTTTATTCGTAGGATTACTAAAGAGAAAAAACAACAAGAGATTAAATTTAAATTTATCGAAAAGATGGGTATAGAAGATTTTGTTGAAATGGGTATGGATGGAAATATAGCTCAAGAAACAATGAACTATGTAGATACATTAAAGCAAAGAATGGGCGTAGTCCGTAAGAAAGATGAAGCTATAAAAGAATTTGCTGCAAAAGAAAAGAAAGAAAAGAAGCTAGAGCTTTTTATGGGATAATTATGAAGAAGATGTCAACTAAACAAAAGATCAGGCATAACATAGTTACAGCCAAAAGACGTAGAAAAGAATTAAAGCGAAGAGAACACGTAGCTATTCTAAAAGCTGCTTATAAAAAATCCTCAGAGATTTCTAGGCAATTAGAAAAGATTAGATACCGTCAAGTGAAAGCAGCCAGAGCACAAGCATGAAAGTAGCAATATTAAATGATACCCACTGCGGTGTCAGAAATTCAAGCGATATTTTTTTACAATACCAAGAAAGGTTTTATGAAGAAATATTTTTCCCTTATTTAAAAGAGCATGATATAAAGAATATCCTGCACTTAGGAGATTATTATGAGCACAGAAAATTCGTTAACTTTAAAGCACTCAATGCTAATCGTAAGCATTTTCTTGAGCCTATGCGTGATTCAGGTATTACCATGGATATTATACCCGGAAATCACGATGTATATTTTAAAAACACAAATGAACTTTGCTCACTTAAGGAGCTTTTAGGTTACTTTACATCCAATGTTAATATCATTATGGAACCAACCGTATTAGATTACGATGGTTTAGGAGTTGCTGTTATACCTTGGATAAATAATGCTAACTATGAACAATATACTAAATGGGCATTACAATGCAAAGCACCTATACTCGGAGCACATTTAGAATTAAAAGGTTTCGATATGATGGCAGGTATGCCTAATCCGCATGGTATGAATGCAGACGTATTCTCTAGATTTGAAATGGTTCTATCAGGACATTTCCATACAAAGTCTAGCCAAGAGAATGTACATTACTTAGGTTCACAAATGGAGTTTACCTGGGCAGATGTGGATGATCCAAAATATTTCCATATACTAGATACTGAGACAAGAGAGATTACTCCTGTTAGGAATCCAATCACTATGTTTAAAAAGATAGTATATGATGATAGTAAAACTGATTATAACGACGTAGATGTTAGTCAATATGAAAAGCATTTCCTTAAGTTAATAGTTTTAAAGAAAGACGATTTATACATGTTCGATAAGTTCATAGATAAATTACAGAGCATAGAAACATATGAATTAAAGATTGCAGAATCTTTTGAAGAGTATTTGGGAGAAAGCGTCGAAGACGAGAAAATATCCCTCGAAGATACAACACAACTTCTAGATTCGTATGTTGATGCAGTAGAAACAGATCTTGACAAAGATCATATAAAAATAGAATTAAGGAAACTGTATACTGAAGCACAGAATCTAGAGGTAGTATGATAAATTTTAAATCATGTAAGTGGGAAAACTTTCTTTCCACGGGTAATGACCCAATTGAAATCAAATTAGATAAATC